TGAATTAGTATATATATCATGTAATCCATCAACATTAGCTAGAGATGTAGAAATATTAGTATCAAATGGATATAAATTAACAAAATTATCTATTGTAGATATGTTTCCTCAAACAAGCCATGTGGAGACAGTCGTCTTGATAGAGAAGAAATAGCTTGGAATCAAAGGCTTTGAATGATTTTAACTAAATATTCATGTGTGTTTTATGTTCCCTCAGACTATAGGTTTGGGGGATTTTTGGTTTGAGGGGGTAAAGGGTTTTCGCAGAATTAGATATTTGCGAAAAGGTGTGGGAAATTGTGTATTATATTTTGCATACAAATCATTTTAACAAAGAATCTAAAAGATTTTGTAAACAGTTAATAAAACAACATAAATATATGAAATCATATAAAAATATATACAAGCAAAGTTGAAAATGATAAAATATATAAAAAAGTATTTTGAGAGGTGCATTTATATGAGTGATAATGTAGCTGAGAGATGGGTATCTACAAAAGAAATTGCTCAACATCTTGGGGTTAACAAGGATACAATCCACAAATGGATACGAAATCAATGTATTCCTTGTCACCGTGTAGGTAAACTATGGAAATTTAAGATTAGTGAAATTGATGAATGGGTTAAGAATGGTGGTGCATCTAAATCTAATTAAGTATTATACGATTTATATATCGACTATACAAAAAAGTAATAAATTAAAAAATATTTTAGGGGGGATATTAGGATGCAAAAAAAATATCAAATTATAAATATTGATTTAGAAATGGGAACGAAGTATCTAATAAATGAAAGTGCATACTTTTTGGGAGGTATATTTGCTGCCAATGAAAGTGTTATAGCCAATGGAAATAAATACTGGATTGCACCAGTTAGACATAACAATGGATATTTAACTAATGAAGAATTAGAGGATCATTTTCAACATGTTAAGGCTTTGGCTGCTAAATTATCGAATCAAACATTGATGGCATCAACTATAAGAAGTAATAAATTAGATTCTGGGAAATTTAATCGTTTAGTAGGATTCGGAACTTTTTTTAGGAGTAAAGATGAACAAAGGTTAGAAGATATGATTCCAGAAGTGAAAAGAGCTTTATTTGCATCATCACAGGAAGTTAAAAAATGTTTTATAGCTGGTATGTTTGATGGAAGAGGGTCTATTGACAAAAATAAAAAGACTGGTGCTATAAGATACGTTGTTTTAGATTGTGAAAATGAAATAGTAGGTAGATTTTTATGTGAAGTATTAGATGATTATGGATTCACTTATAATTATAATGGAGGAGAAGCAAGAGAACGATTAGAAGGTGGAAATCGTAGAAAAGATCAACTTAGGATTCCAGGAAGTGAAAATTATGTAGAAAAGATAGGGTTCATATCAAAAAAGAAATTTGATGTTGCAACGAGTTCTTATGATATGGTGAACTATTACAAAGTTAAAAACGAAGATAATATATTAAAAGGATTAAAAGCAATAGAGAGAAGGTAAGAAAATGGCAAAGAATGTAATTTATTATGGTCCCCCAGGAACAGGTAAAACATATTTTATGCAAAAGCAAATTGAAAAGTATACGGATTATCATATTGACGATAAAGATATTCATGCAGCATACACTCTTAGATCTGAAGATTGGTTACTTATAACACTGGTACTTTTACAAAATAACAATCCAATGACATCTCCAGATATTGTTAAGAAAATAAAAACTTTAGGTCTAGGCTATACTGGTACAGTGTCTGATGTATTAGAAGAACATTCTATTGAAGAATCTCCGATAGGTGTGTTAAGAAAATTGCCACGCATTTTTTTTGAATCCAGTGGAAAGTGGTTTGTAGATAGATTAAAGTTATTAGAGCATGACTCTGACTTTATGGTTAAATATATGAAAAATGCTAAAATTGAAAAAAGGTATGATTTTGTTACTTTTCATCAATCGTTTGTGTATGAAGATTTTATTGAAGGAATAAGACCGTCTATTGATCCAGTAACAAAGATATTAACATACAATCCACAAGATGGAATATTCAAGAAGATATGTGAAATTGCAAGAAAAAATCCACTAAAGCAATATGCTTTGTTCATTGATGAGATTAATAGAGGAAACATATCTGAAATTTTTGGAGAATTAATTAGTTTAATTGAGTTAGATAAAAGAGAAGGACAATATTGTGAATTAGAAGCTGTATTACCTTATTCAAAAACAACTTTTACTGTACCAAATAATCTCAATATAATAGGAACTATGAACTCAGCAGATAAATCTATAGCAACAATAGACATTGCACTACGAAGAAGATTTGATTTTATTAATTTTCCGTGTGAATATGAAGAGTTAAGCAAGGCACTTAAAGTTAGAGGTGTAGATGCAAAAAATGTAGATGGTATTGATGTAATAAAGTTACTAAAAGTTATAAATAAGAGAATAGAGTTGTTGTTAGACAGTAATTACATAATTGGACATGCTTTTTTTATGAAAGTAAGCTGTTGGAAAGATATCAAAGATATATTAGAGAAAAAAATCATTCCATTGCTAGAAGAGTATTTCTTTAATGATTTACAAAAAGTTCAGATGATATTAAATGACATAGATGACACAGGAGCTTTAGTTAGTAATGCAATATACTGTCATGAAGAGCTTGAAGTAGATAGATTGTTGACTTTTGTTGGAGAGTATGCAATTGAAACAAAGAAAGTTTATTATGTAAATAAAGGCTTTGATAAAGATGCTATCGTAAAGATATACGATGGAGTGATTTTATGATTTTAACTGTTTTGGAACACGAAAAAATTTATATTGGAAAAAAAAGAGATATTGCAAAGAAACAGATTTCAAAGGCAGATGCAGAATCTATTAGAATAATTGATATTAATAATAAAGGTATTTTCAAATGGGGTAATAGATATATTACTCCACAACAATGGGTAGGAGTGATAAGTTTACCGGGACTTTCTTTGGAAATTTTACCTAAAATATCTAATTCGAATAATGATGCTGAAGTTAAAGAAACATTATTATATATGTTTAAAATTGCTTATAATATACCTACTAAAAGGAATATTAATGCCAAAGTTGACTTTTCTAAAAATGGATTGGTTGAAATATTAATATCAAATTACTTAGAAAAAATAGAATACTACATTAGAGAGGGTTTTTTATCTTCTTACCGCAAAGTCGTGAATAATATTACTACTGTTAAAGGGAGTGTAGTTTTTTCTAAGCATATTAATAAGAATGTAATAAATCCAACTAGATTTTTTTGCAAGTATTCAAAACTTGATATAGATAATAATGTTAATCAGCTGATAAAGTACACGATGATCGAAATGAAAAAAATTAGTAAAGATTTTTCAAATATAAAACGATTAAATACAGCTTTAATATATTTTGATGAAGTTAGTCAAATTAATGAACAACAACTTATTAATATAAATATTCAAATTACAAGGATTAACTCAAGGATTAAAGAAATTATTGAATATAGCAACTTATTTTTAGAAGGATACACTATTAGTTTAAGTAATGGAAAACACTCGGTTACTTCCATGTTGTTTGATATGAATAAGATTTTTGAAATGTTTATTTTTAAATCATATAAAAAGATTTGTGGTTCAAACATATCATATCAATATAGTAAAAATTATTTGATTTCAAACAAAACAGGAACCATAAAGAAAGTTAAACTTAAACCTGATATCTTGATAAATACTGATAAAGGATTTAAAATAGTTGTTGATGCAAAATGGAAAGTTGTAAAATCATTTGCAAAGGAATCTGATGTATATCAAATGAATGCATACATTTCTGCAATTCCAAAAGTAAATATAGCAATTCTTATGTATCCAAAAACACAGAGGGTAGATACTGTAGTTGGAGATTATACCTTTATTAATGTTGTTCCAGATAAGGAATTAAAGATACGTGCTGTAGATTTGTCTATTGCTACAAATGAAACTTTATTTAAAAAGCACTTACGAGATTTATTAACTTAATTAGAAGGAGATAAATATGGAAAGTAATATGATGTTAATTAAAGGAAATTGTATAGATACTATGAAGAATCTAAAAAACAATAGCGTGGATCTGATAGTAACAGATCCACCATATAATTTAGGTAATTTTATGCGCAATCGTGATACCAATTTGAAAAAAATGAGAGAGAACTTTTTTGGAGATGCAGGTTGGGATGATTTAGAGTTTGAAGAGTGGACTAAACATATGAACAGCTTTTTTGAAGAATCACAGCGAATTTTAAAAAAAGGTGGTTCAATGATAGTATTTATGTCATTAATTAAAATTGAGACAATTATTAAGCTTGCAGAAAAAAATAAATTTTATTACAAAACAACAGGAATATGGCATAAGACTAATCCGATGCCTAGAAATATGAATTTACACTTTATTAATTCTGTTGAAGGGTGGGTTTATTTTATTAATCAAGCTAAAACAGGAATTTTTAATAATAATTCCTTGGCTATTCATGATTTTGTAGAAAGTTCAGTTACGCCTAAAAGCGAAAAGAAGTATGGTGGACATCCAACTCAAAAACCTGAGTCTATCATTCAACATTTTGTAGAAATATTATCAAATCCAGGAGACGTTGTTATGGATCCTTTTATGGGCAGTGGAACAACAGGAGTCGTTTCTAAAAGATGTGGTAGGAGTTTTATAGGAATTGAACTTAAAGAAAGCTATTTTGATATAGCTCTTAAAAGAATAGCAGATGTTCAAACAAATGAAAAATATGAGTTGAAGGTAATTAATAGTGTTTAAGGAGAATTTGTTATGCTAAAAGTAGTAGATTTATTTGCGGGTGTAGGCGGACTCTCATTTGGGTTTGCTGAAGCAGGTTGTGAAATTGTTCTTGCTAATGAGAAAGACTCAGATATTGCCTACGCTTATACAAAAAATCATAAAGGAACAAAAATGATTAATGAAGATATAACAAAGCTAGATATCGAAAAAACATTTGGACACTATAGAGATTCAATAGATATGGTTATTGGAGGACCACCTTGTCAAGGGTTTTCTCAAAAGGGAAGTAGAAAAACAATTCATGATGAAAGAAATTTTTTATTTCGATATTATTATAAAGTAGTTGAATTCTTAAGACCTAAGTATTTTTTAATGGAAAATGTCCCTAACCTTTTAACTGCAGAAAGCGGATTTTTTAAAAAAGAAATAGAAAAATTATTTCAAAATATCGGTTATACTCTTGATTGTAAGGTTTTAAATGCTGCTGATTTTGGTGTCCCACAAATAAGACGGAGAGCTTTTATTTTGGGAAGTTTAGGTACTGACAAAGTTAATCTTCCTGAAGGTAAATCACCAAAAGTTACAATTGATGAAGCAATCAGTGATTTGGCTTTTCTTGAAGCTGGAGAAGGTAAGGAACAACAAATATATCCTTTTCTACCAAATTCAGAATATCAAAAAACAATGCGAGGGACAATGAATATACTTCATAATCACGTAGCTACTAATCATTCCAAAGAGTCTATTGAAAAATTAAAGATGATACCAGTTGGTATGGGTAAAGAAATATTACCCAAAGAGTTATTAACAAAATCTATTTATAGTGGAACTTGGTCTAGGATGATAGGAAATGAACAATCTGTCACTATTACGACAAGATTTGACACTCCATCTTCTGGAAGATTTACTCATCCATTTCTTAATAGATGCATAACTGTGAGAGAAGCTGCACGGCTTCAGTCATTTCCAGATAGCTTTATCTTTTACGGAAAGAAATCCTCACAGATGAAACAGGTTGGTAATGCAGTTCCACCATTATTAGGGAAAGCTATTGCAGAAGAAGTAATTAAAAGAAGTAATAAATAAATATAGAGAAGAGAGTGTTTATTATAGTATGTATATAAGGTAAAGTGCAAGGAATATTTCTTGATGCATGAGGTCGAATGGAGAGTAATTGCTATGGCATTAGTAAGTATTATAGGAAAGAATTAAAAAAGTTATAATTTAAGAGTAAGGATACTATGAGTATTATATCATAAGTATCCTTTTTTACATTTGATAAAAATTAAACTTTGCTGTGTAATAAATTGGATATATATACAGGGCTGGAAAAAATCGTTTTTAATGAATCATATAGTTCCAATAGATTAAATTGTAGAGACACACATCTATATATTTTTTTAAAATGGTATATCAGAATCATCAATCTTATCAATAGTAGCAGAATGTTTTGGATAGAAATCTTCTATACAGGCTATTTCTATGTTATCAGCTTTTATACTAAATTCTGGTTCAAGATTGTCCATAATAATTTCAAGAATATATTGATTATCAAGTTTTTCTTTTATTATAGGGTTTGGAGCATAAATTATCAGTGTACTACCACATAGTTTTGCTGTAGTGTGTTCTAAAAGCTTGCTTATGTACTCTTTATTATTATTTTTTAGTTCAAAAACAAAAAAAGACCAGTCATCTATTTCTATAGACTTTCCATATTTTCCACAAAGATCACTTTCGAATTCTAATTTGTTTAATTGGAAAATTAAAGAATCCTCCCAATTTTTTAATATACCAGAATATACAAATGTTGTATCAGAACCACACTCGGGACAACAGCGAGTATTTCCAGACAATTTAGTAATACCACAGAAGTCATTAGAACAATCATTAAATAAATACTGTCCACATATATTACATTTATCTTCATTTTCAGAGAAATAAGAATTTAAGCATTTTGGACAAACCTTTAATTTCATATTGCTATCTAACTCTAAACCATCATAAAGCACTCTATCAACTCCTTTTTCAAAAACACTATATCCCTGTCCACATATTTTACAATGTTTAGAGTTATCTACTTCGCTGTTTTTGCAGTTTAAACAATAGTAACCATAAGAAATAGTATATGTATTAAAATAGGTGTAATAATCAGCTGTCATTCTATAATTATCTACTTTATAGAAATCAAGTCTTGCTTTAGCAGCTTTAAATGAAACATCAAAAGCATTCATAATATCAGTTGTGGAATTAGTACATTTGATATTTGTAACTCTATTAACCAAAGGAACAGGAGCAAGAAGATTACGAGCAAAACAATTTGCTTCATTTTCAAATTTTTTATATTTTTTTTCAGATAAGGGTTTTCTTAATAAAATATCGGTATCTACATATTCATAATGATTTAAGAAAAAATGACCGAGTTCATGAGCTATTGTAAATCTATCTAGTGCGGGATTAAGCTTAGTATCATTATAATATATAACATATCGCTCTCTACTACGGTCATATACACAAGCACCTAAATCACTTTCAAAGTATTCACAAATTTCATCGATGCTCAATCCAGATTGAATTGAAAATTTGCTATAAGAGCATTTTTTTATTGTTCTTTTTAGTTCTGTAAAAATTATATCCAAATTTATAGGAATGGAATTAAATCCATATTCATTTAATGTATTGATGCTCTCTTTTACTGCTAAATCATAATTTGGTGTCATTCAACATCATCATCCTCATCGAATAAATCATCAAAAGAAGCCTTAAGAATATTTAACATTTTCTTTTTTTGAGCGGCATTCATTTTTTTCGCAGCTCTTTGGATGACACGAATTTCAGGTTCATCATCAATGGACTTATTAAGTGCAAGCAAATAATTATAATCTAAATCTAATCTTTTTGCTAAGGCTCTTAAAGTAGAATTGTCTGGGGAGATACCGTCATCTTTTTCAATTCTAGATATAGTAGAATGACTTATTTTAATATCCTTTGCTAATTCACGTTGGCTCAAATTTTTAGCTTTTCTTTTTTTTGCGATATATTTACCTAAAGTCATTTCAGTTGAAAAATTATGAGACATATAAGCACCTCCTTTTACGATTATTGTATCATAATTGTAACAGTGATGCAACAATTTATATATATGATAAGAAAAATGTTGATTTGAAAGAACAGTTGTGATATTTTAGTAATGTAACATTAAATCAACATATAAGAATAAGGGGGGAGGAAGATAAGCTATGATACATATTTCAAGTAATATACGCTTAAATTTATCTAATTTTCTAAAACTCCAAGGAGATATGACAGAGGTAGAAATGGCTAAAAAGCTAAATGTTAGTCGATCACAGTTATGGAGGATTAAAAAGAAAAGTAGTGCTGTAGGACAAGAGTTCATTATTAAATTTAAAAAAGCATATCCGAATGAGAAGTTTGAGGATTATTTTTTTATTGAAAATGTTGAACAAAATCAACAAGTTGACTAAATAAAACAAATTTTAAAAGAGGTGAGAGAGATGATTATCAAAGTAGACGTTAACGTATCAGCACAAGAACTAGTTGAATCTATCAATCGTTTAGCAAATATGCTGCCTGAATTATCTGATGAAAATGCTGTTGAAGAATCAACAAAGGCAGATCAAACCGAAACCAAAGTAGAAAACAAGCCTAAACAAGTGGATAAAAGTAAAATGAAAACTAAGAAACAAGCAATAAAGGAAATTACATTAGAAGAAGTTAGAGCAAAGCTTGCGGCATTATCCCAAGATGGTAAACAAGCACAGGTGAAAGCACTCATAACAGAATTCGGTGCTAAAAAGCTAAGTGATATTCCTTCATGTAAATATCTAGAGCTCCTTGAGAAAGCAGAGGTGCTGTAATGAAAAATCATGCACTGCTTTCTGCATCGAGTGCTCATAGATGGATGATTTGCACCAAAGCACCAAGACTTGAAGAATCTATAGAAGAAGAATCATCTGTTTATGCAAATGAAGGCACCTTAGCACACAGCCTTGCTGAACTCAAGCTAACAGTGGAGATAGGAAAAATATCAAAACAAAAATATTTAAAGAAATTGCAGCAAATAAGGTCAGACCCCTTATATACAGAAGAGATGGACAAGGCTACAGAGATATACAAGGAATTTTGCATTGAAAGGTTTAATGAAGCAAAAGCAACAACAAAGGATGCAGTAATTATGTTAGAACAAAGACTTGATTATAGTCCTTGGGTGCCTGATGGATTTGGAACTTCAGATACCACAATTATTGGGGACAAAGTATTAGAAATAATTGATTATAAGCATGGAAAAGGAATTGCTGTCAGTGCCTATGAAAACACACAGATGAAGCTATATGCTTTGGGTGCTATTAATCAATTTGGTTTCCTTTATGATCTTGAAAAAATCTATATGACCATTTGTCAGCCAAGGCTTGATAGCATCTCTACCTTTAAAATGTCTGTAGAAGATTTACTGAAATGGGGAGAGGAAGTTGTTAAACCAAAAGCAGAACTTGCATTTAGAGGTGATGGAGAGTTTATCGCAGGTACTCATTGCAGGTTTTGCAAAGTAAAAGCAACTTGCAGAGCTAGAGCAGAAGAAAATATGAAACTAGCTTACATGGATTTTAAAGAGGCACCACTTCTTACAGATGAAGAAGTAGTAGAAGTACTAATAAATATCGATGAACTCATTAAGTGGGCGAAAGATGTTAAGGATTATGCTTTAAAACAAGCCATGGAAGAAAACAAACAGTGGCCTTGTATGAAGCTTGTTAAGGGAAGAGGTACTCGCAAGTTTATAGATGAAGAAGCAGTAGCAAAAACACTTTTAGATGCAGGATATGACAGTGATGCAATTTATAAAAAATCAGTTAACACCATTACAAATCTTGAGAAAGCACTAGGTAAAAAAACATTTAATGAGCTTTTAGGCTCACTTATAACAAAATCCCAAGGTAAAGTAAAATTAGTGCCTGAGGATGATGATAGACAAGCAATCAAAGCTTCACCAGAAGCAGATTTTAATTAATGAGGAGGAAAAAATATTATGGTAAAAATTACACTTGGAACAAAGGAAAATCCAGTTAGATTTAGTTATGCAAATGTACATCAGCCAGTTAGCGTAAATGGCAGTGATTTAAAGTATTCTGTTAGCATTATCATTCCAAAGTCGGATAAAAAAGCAATCAAGAAAGTAAAGGATGCTATTCAAAAGGCAATCGAAGAAAATAAGGACAAGTTTGGAGGGAAGGTTCCTGCAAATCTTAAAACACCCCTTCGTGATGGAGATGTGGACAGGGAAGATGATGAAGCCTATGCACACAGCTATTTTATTAATGCCAACAGCAAAATAAAACCAGGCATTGTGGATGCAGATTTAAATCCTATTATAGATCAAAGTGAATTTTATAGTGGATGCTATGGACGAGTTAGCTTAACCTTCTATGGGTTTAATGTAAATGGAAATAAGGGAATTGCAGCAGGACTTCAAAATATTATGAAGACAGCTGATGGAGAACCACTTGGAGGAAGAAGTAGTGCAGAGGATGATTTTGCAGATGATGAGGATGACGATATTTTAGGTTAAATACTGGGGAGAGATGAACTTCTCTCCTTCTTTCCAAAGAAGAATTTAAAGTGGGTGATAAGAGAAAATGACAATTTTAAGTATAGATCTTGAAACCTACAGTAGTAAAGACTTAACCAAATGTGGCGTTTATGCCTACTGTGACTCAGAGGATTTTGAAATATTACTTTTTGCATATGCCTTTAATGATGAAGAAGTACAAATTATTGATTTAGCTCAAGGGGAGAAAATTCCTGAAAATGTTATTAATGCATTAACAGATTCAACCGTTATAAAAACAGCCTATAATGCAAATTTTGAAAGAACTTGTTTAGCAAAATATCTTAAAAAACCAATGCCACCTAAGGAGTGGAGATGTTCACAGGTTCATGCCTTAACATTAGGGCTTCCGGGAAGTTTAGATGGAGTAGCTAAGTGTTTAAAGCTACCGGAGCAAAAAATGAAGGAAGGTAAAGCTTTAATCAGATATTTCTCTATGCCCTGTAAACCTACAAAAGCAAACGGTGGAAGGAATAGAAATTTACCAAAGCATGACATAAAAAAGTGGCAGATATTTAAAAAATACTGCAAACAGGATGTTGAGGTGGAAAGGCTCATAAGAAAGAAACTAGAAGCCTTTTCTATCCCAAAGATGGAGCAAAAACTTTGGGAGTTAGATCAAAGAATAAATGATGGGGGAGTTTTAGTTGATACAGCACTTGTTAAAAATGCAATCAAAGCAGATACAGAATTTCAAGGAAAACTTTACAATGAAGCTGTGGATTTAACAGGACTTGAAAATCCTAATAGCCCTTCTCAAATAAAAAGTTGGCTTAAAGAAAAAGGGATAGAAGTGGATAGTCTTTCTAAAAAGAAGGTTGAAAGTCTTATACGTGAAGTAGGCAACTTAGAAGTAAAAAAGCTATTAGAACTAAGACAAGCTATGTCAAAAACTTCTGTGAAAAAGTATGAAGCTATGATGCGTTCTATATGTAGTGATAATAGAATTCGTGGACTGCTGCAGTTTTATGGTGCGAATAGAACCGGGAGGTGGGCCCGGCAGACTTGTTCAAATTCACAACCTGCCAAGGAATAAAATGAAAGATTTATACTTAGCAAGAGAACTTTTAAAATCAGGAAATTTTGAAGCATTAGATGTTCTTTTTGATAATGCAGCTGATGTATTATCACAACTTATACGAACAGCTTTCATACCATCTGAAAATGCAAGATTTATCGTAGCAGATTTTAGTGCCATTGAAGCTAGAGTTATAGCATGGCTTGCTGGGGAAAAGTGGAGAATGGATGTATTCAATTCTCATGGAAAGATTTATGAAGCATCAGCTGCACAGATGTTTAAAGTACCAATTGAAACTATTGATAAGGGGAGTCCATTAAGACAGAAAGGAAAAATAGCAGAACTTGCCCTTGGATATGGCGGATCTAAAGGAGCCTTAATGCAAATGGGTGCATTTGAAATGGGACTTAAGGAAGATGAATTACCTGAACTTGTAACAGCATGGCGAAATGCAAATCCAAATACTGTGAAGCTTTGGTGGGATGTTGAAGCTACTGCAATAAAAGCAGTGAAGGAAAAAGCAGTAATAAAGATGCAGTATGGACTAACATTTCATTATAAAAAAGGAATTTTATTTATTACCCTGCCTTCAGGACGTTCTCTTTCCTATGTAAGACCTAAAATCGGTGTAGATGAGCGTTTTGGAAAAGAGCAGCTTACCTATGAAGGAAATGAACAAGGAAAGCAGTGGGGTAGAATTCCTACCTATGGGGGTAAGCTTGTAGAAAATATTATACAAGCTATTGCAAGAGATTGTCTAGCTGTAGCAATGTTAAGGCTTGATGAAGCAGGATATAACATAAAATTTCATGTCCATGATGAAGTAATTCTTGAGGTTAAAAAGGACATGGGTTCAAAGGAAGAAGTAGAAGAAATCATGGGAAGACCTATTAGCTGGGCAAAAGGTCTGCCGCTGAATGCTGATAGTTTTGAAACAGATTATTATAAAAAGGATTAGGAAGGAGCGGTAATTCTATGAAATGGGAAGATGATTTTTATGAATCTATTGCTAAAACTACTAAATGCCCTGCTTGTGGGGAAGATGCAAGAATTAATATGCACCTAGAGCATGGACAAATAGTTGATTATTTTTACGAATGTGAATGTGGAAATATCATAGAACAGGAGGAAATAGAACATGAATAATTTACAAGTCATTGATGAAAGAGAAGTGTTTGGTAAGAGTTTTAAAATTTATGGAACACCAGATGAACCATTGTTTGTGGCAAAAGATGTAGCTCAGTGGATTGAATATAACACTACAAAAGAAGGCTACTATGATGTATCAGCTATGCTTAGAACAGTTGATGAAGACGAGAAAATAAAAATAAGGACTACGATTAATAATCCGAGTGGTTCAGAAATGTGGTTTTTAACTGAAGATGGACTATATGAGGTTTTAATGCAATCACGTAAACCAATGGCTAAGAAATTTAAAAAGAAAGTAAAAGAAATATTAAAAGATATCAGAAAACATGGAATGTATGCTACAGATAAGCTTTTAGATGAAATGCTTAAAAATCCAGACTACGGAATAAAACTGTTTACTGAATACAAAGAAGCAAAAGAAAGAGCAAGGGCATTAGAACTTGAAAATGCCAAGAATAAGCAGATTATTGGTGAGCTAAAACCAAAAGCAACCTATTATGATTTAATACTTCAAAATGAATCCTTAGTTCCTATCAGTAAAATTGCTAAGGATTATGGAATGTCAGGTAGAGCTATGAATAAACTGCTTCACGATTTAGGAGTACAGTACAAAATGGGGGATACTTGGCTTTTATATCAAAAATATGCCAATATGGGATATACTCAGTCAAAGACCCATGCCATTGATGCAGAGAGAAGTGTAATGCACACCTATTGGACTCAAAAGGGTAGATTATTCCTATATGATTTATTAAAAAACAGAAGAAACCTCCTACCAATGATTGAAAGAACTAAATCGGCATAAGGAGATGTGAAGGTTATGATAAAAAAGCCATTTATCTATGTGTGTTCTCCACTTAGGGGAGATATTAAAAGAAATATCAGTAAAGCTATAGGGTATGCAAGGTTTGTATATGCTAAGGGATGCATTCCCTTGGCTCCCCATATTATTTTTACACAATTCTTAGATGATGAAGACCCTGGTGAAAGAGCAGCAGGAATGGAAATGGGGATAGAGCTTTTAAGAAAATGCGATGAACTGTGGAGTTTTGGCACTAGAGTCTCAGAAGGCATGGCTGCTGAAATAGCTGCAGCTAAAACATTAGGACTAAAAGTAAAAAGGTTTGATGATAGGTGTATCCTTTTGGAGGTGGAAGATGGCAATGGAGATAAAGAATAAAGCTGAAGATGCTTACATTTCATTAAAGCATGATGGTATGCTCACCATAGCCACCGGAAGGAATCGAAAAGAAATAAACTGGAAAAACAAAGAAATGCTATGGTCCCAGATGGTTCAAAGGCTAAGCAGAACTGTTAGAACCCATGAAACCTATGAGGAATATAAGAAACTTTCAAAATCAAAACAGGATGAAATTAAAGATGTAGGTGGTTTTGTAGGCGGGACTTTAAAGGGTGGCAGAAGAAAACATGACAGCGTAGTTTGGAGACAAGTTGTAACCCTTGATGCAGACTTTGTAAAAGGTGATTTATGGGCAGCTGTAGAGACTATCTTTGGATATGGGTGCGTTATGTATTCAACCCACAAACATCATCCCAATAAACCTAGATTAAGACTTGTTATTCCTTTATCAAGACCTGTTACTCCTGATGAATATATACCTATTGCAAGAAGAATTGCAGCAGATCTTGGTATTGATTTCTTTGATGATACGACTTATGAAGTTCACAGGCTTATGTATTGGCCATCTACATCATCAGATGGAGAATTTGTTTTTAAACTGTTGGATGAGCCTTGGGTTGACCCAGATACTATACTTTCAAGGTATCCAGATTGGAAGGATTCATCTTATTGGCCAGAAAGCACAAGAACTAAAAAGGAGAGAAGAAAGCTTGCAGATAAACAAGGAAATCCAAAAGAGAAAGATGGAGTAGTAGGTGCTTTTTGTAGGACTTATTCTGTTACAGAAGTTATTGAAAAATACTTAAGTGACATCTATACACCTTGTGAAGACCCAAACCGTTATACTTATGTGGCAGGTTCTACAGCAGGAGGACTTGTGATATATGAAAATGGGGATTTTGCATATTCTCACCATTCTACAGACCCTATTAGTGGAAAGCTTTGTAATGCTTTTGACTTAGTTCGTATTCATAAATTTGGTGAATTAGATGAAACAGTAAAAGAAGGAACTCCTATAAACCGTTTACCATCCTATAAAGCAATGGTAGAGGAAGCACTAAAAGATAAAGAAGTAAAGATCACTTTAGGTAAGGAGCAGTTAAGTCTTACAAAAGAAGATTTCAAAGAAGAAGATATGGAGTGGCTTACTGAACTAACAAGAGATCAAAAAGGGAATATAGTCTCCAGTGCACCTAATGTCATTTTAATTCTTGAAAATGACCCATCATTAAAGAATAAAATTGCCATGAATGATTTTGTACATCGTGTAATTATAAAAGATGATGTTCCTTGGAGAAGTGTGGATAGAGGAGAATATTGGACAGATGCTGATGATGCCAGTCTTAGAAATTATTTATATTCCATATACGGTATTAAGGGTGCTGGCATTATTGCAGACGCATGGAGTGAAGTAGCAGTGAAAAATGCGTTTCATCCCATTAAAGAATATTTAGATAGTTTGGTTTGGGATGGGAAAAAGAGAATTGAAGCAATTATGATTGAATACCTTGGTGCTGATGATAATCCATGTGTAAGAGCATTTACCAAAATCATTTTAGTAGCAGCAGTAACAAGAATTTATCGCCCTGGTACAAAGTTTGATTATTGTGTTGTTTTGGTAGGTCCACAGGGGGTGGGGAAAAGTTATGTGATTAAGCGATTAGGTAAAAAGTGGCACTCGGACTCCTTGTTAACTGTCAAAGGTAAAGAAGCCTATGAACAACTTCAAGGTGCATGGATTGTAGAAATGGCAGAGCTTACAGCTACAAAAAAAGTGGATGTGGAAGCTGTAAAACATTTTATTTCCAAAGCAGAAGATACCTTTCGTGTTGCTTATGGCAGACATAATGAAACCTTTAAAAGGCAATGTGTTTTCTTTGGAACTACCAATGATTATGACTTTTTAAATGACCCAACAGGAAACAGAAGGTTTTTACCCATTACAGTAGATGGACGTGGAACAAAGAATTTATGGAAGGACTTAACTGAGGATGAAGTAGATCAAATTTGGGCAGAAGCAAAATTTTTATATGAAAAAGGTGAAGCTTTAACTTTAAATAAAGATATGGAGAAGATGGCACATGAGCTTCAAGCAGCTCATACTCAAGAAAATCCAATTGCTGAAAGTATAAGAAATTATTTAGAAACACCAGTACCTTTAAATTGGTATGAACTTGATATAGGAACTAGAAGAGCCTATTTGCATATGGGACAAGCAGATAATAAACCCCAACACACTACGAAATTAAACAAGGTGTGTGCACAAATGGTTTGGGAGGAACTTTTTCAAAAGGATATATCAACCATGACAAGATATGATGCAAAAGAGATTAATATGATTATTCAAAATACCCCTGGATGGAAAAGGGTAAGTTCTGTAAGATTTGATAAAACCTATGGAATACAAAAAGGCTTTAGACGAGAAAATGTATACCTGTAAACTTTGAAAAGGAATGAAGGTATACACCAAACCCCTTATACTTACTAGTATTTATACTATATATACTTTGTATACCTATTTATATATAAAAAAATAAATAGAATAAATAGAGAGTAATATATATACCCTATACTCCCTAATAGCTATATATATATAAGTCCACTTAAAAATGGTATACAGAGAATACAAAACTCTATAAGCCTTGTAAACACTGTGATAGAGATGTATACCTTAATAAGTGAAGGAGTGATGGTGAGAATGAATGAAGTGAATATAGAAAAAAGATTGAAATTAAAGGTACAACAAATGGGAGGACTAGCTTTAAAACTCATATCACCTGGTAATGCAGGGGTGCCAGATAGGTTAATCCTCTTTAAAAATGCAAGGGTTGCCTTTGTAGAATTAAAATCACCGAGTAAAAAGCTTAGGGCACTTCAAAGGAAAAGGAAAAATCAGCTGGAGGAGATGGGCTTTAAGGTTTATACAATTGATAGCTATAAAGACATTGATATGCTGCTTTTGGAGATGGTTTTATGATTTATAAGCCTTATCAGTATCAGCAATATGCTACCAATTGGATTATTGATAAAAAATATTCGGCTTTGTTTTTAGATTGTGGACTTGGAAAAACAGTAATAACCCTAACAGCTATATCAGATTTGCTATATGACTATTTTGAAATAACTAAAGCTTTAGTTATTGCACCTTTACGTGTAGCCCAAAGTACATGGGATGAAGAAGTTTTTAAATGGGATCATCTTAAAAGTATAAAGATATCAAAGGTAATAGGAACAGAAAAAGAAAGGATTAAGGCTCTAAATACAAAGGCTGATATTTATATAATTAATCGAGAAAATGTAAAGTGGCTTGTGGATTTTTATAAAACTAATTGGCCCTTTGAAATGGTTGTAATAGATGAATTATCTAGCTTTAAATCACCGAAATCACAAAGGTTTAAAGCACTTAGAAAAGTAAGACCTTTAATAAAAAGGATCGTAGGTCTTACAGGTACACCTGCTCCTAATGGACTTATAGATTTATGGTCACAGATTTATCTTTTAGATTCAGGGGCAAGACTAGGAAAAACAGTAACTGGATTTAGGGAGAAATATTTTCTTCCAGATAAAAGAAATCAACATATAATTTTCACCTATAAACCTAAAGAAGGTGCAAAAGAGGAAATTTACGAAAAGTTATCGGATATTTGTGTGAGTATGAAAGGGAAGGATTACCTAGAATTGCCTGAAAGAATGGATAATATCATTTCGGTTGAACTTTCCAGTGGGGCAAAAAAGCAATATGAAGTATTAGAAAAGGAATTAATATTATCCCTTGAGGATTCGGATATATTGGCAGGTTCTGCTGCAGTACTTGCAAATAAATTATTACAAATGGCTAATGGTGCTGTTTATGATGAAGACGGAGAAGTAAGATATATTCATGATGAAAAATTAAAAGCATTAGATGAATTAATTGAAGCTGCTGGTGGCAAACCTGTACTCATATTTTATGGATACCAACACGATAAAGATAGAATTATGAGTTACATTAAGAAACTGAAACCAAGAACCCTTCAATCAGATAAAGATATTAAAGATTGGAATAGGGGAGAGATTCAAATTCTTTTAGCACATCCTGCATCTTGTGGACATGGTCTTAACCTTCAAGCTGGGGGAAATATTATCATTTGGTTTGGACTTACTTGGAGCTTAGAACTATATCAACAAGCCAATGCTAGACTTCACAGGCAAGGACAAAGAAAAACAGTAATTATCCATCATATTCTTGCAAAAGGCACTATTGATGAGCGAGTAATGAAAGCATTAAAAGAAAAAGATACTAGTCAAGCTGCTCTTATTGAAGCTGTTAAAGCACGAATGGATAAATACAATGAGGGAGGGATGAAGTGATGAAAAATATGAATGTTAAAGAAGCTGAAAATTGCTTTGCATATAAAAACAAAAGATGCACTATTTTAAAATCAAATAAATGTGAAGGAACTGATGAAGAAACAGAATGTAGGTTTTATAAAACTGAGGAAGAATTTAAGCTAGGACAAAAGAAAGCAATTGAGAGAATACTTTCTTTGGATAAAGATAAAAGGGATTGTATAATTGAAACCTACTATGGTGGAAAAATAGAGGTGATATAATCATGAAGGCTAAGGAATATTTATCACAGGCTATTTGGCTTGATAAAATCATCAATAATAAACTGGAGGAAAAAGTAAGACTTAAGGCACTGGCTGAAAAAACAACATACACATACAGAGAGGATAATGTATCAGGAGGGAAAAATACGAAAAGTCAATTGGAAGAAATTGTTGTAAAAATTATAGATTTAGAACATGAGATAGTTGCAGATATAGACAGATTTGTAGATCTGAAAAAAGAAATAATGGACATCATTAGCCAAGTTAAAGACCCCTGTTATCAGCTTCTACTGGAAATGCGATACATCAGTAATAAAGGTTGGGATGAGATTGCTATGGTTATAGGTTATGATAAGCGTTATACGATGAAGCTGCATGGTAGAGCTTTAAAAATAATTGATGAAATTTTAAAAGAGGACACTAAAAGACATAGAAAGACACCTACCACATGTGATATTATATAAACTGTAAAAGCATAGAAAATTCAAGAGTACCATATGCTGTAGTATATGCCGAGGTTATATCGATTCGATTCTAAGGAAACGCAGCATTCTTGAATAAACAAGTCCTTGAAGATAAACTTTAAGGGCTTTTTCTATGCTTAAAAAATAAGGATGGTGAAAAAAGTGCCAACAAAGCCATTGAAACCTTGTAAGCATCCAGGATGTCCTAATCTTACGAAGGATAGATATTGTGAAAAGCATATAAATTTACATAGAAACAAAAGGGAGAGTGCAAGTAGTCGTGGTTACGGAAGCAGATGGAATAAAGCAAGAAAAAGATTTCTTAACTGTAATCCTTTGTGCTTAGAGTGTAAAAAGCAAGGAAAGATAACTGCTGCTACAGTAGTTGATCATATTGTTCCCCATCGAGGAGATTATAAATTGTTTTGGGATGAGAGTAACTGGCAACCACTTTGCAAGAAGTGTCATGATAAAAAGACCATGACCAAGGATAGATATGTTGAATATAAATATTAAAGCAATTACGCAAAACTAGTAAAAATCGAAGGAAAAAGACCAAAAGGGGTAGGGGGGTAAAATCTCTACAAGCTAGTGATACCAAGACCGCCGCCCCCCTTTACGTAGAAAAACGCAAATTTGCATAGGGGGGAGGGTGAATTTTGAGAAATTGCACAAGCCATTGTAAATGCTAAGTTTGAAAAATACGATAACTGTAAAAAAAGAGGTGAAAAATATGCTACAAGCAGAGCAAAAAGAGCAAATTTTAAACCTTCGAAAGAAAGGTTATGGATATAAGAGTATTGCTAGCGTTTTGAGAATAAGCAGAGATGCAGTTAGGAATGAATGTAAAAAACATAATCTTACAGGATACGGACGGCCAATTAATGATGAGGTGGAAACAGAAAAAAGAATCCGAAGAGAATGTCTTTACTGCGGCAAAGAAATCAATACAAAAGAGCGTAAGGGCAGAAAATCAAAATTTTGCTCTGATAATTGTAGAAGAACTTGGTGGAAGGAAAACAGCCATAAGAAAAATAAAAAAGCATGGTATACTTTTACCTGCAAAAACTGTGGTAAAGAATTTAAAGCTTATGGAAACAAAAACAGAAAATTTTGCTCGGTTAGATGTTCAACCGATTATAGATTTGGTAGCACCACTCAAGAGGAGCAGGTGTTTTTTTAATGTCTAAAAACAGGAGGTGTAGATGGTGAAAAGAACAGAAGAACTAAAAATCATAGATATTGATGAACTAGTGCCTTATGTGAATAATGCAAGAACCCATAGTAAAGAGCAGATAAAAAAATTAAGAAGTAGTCTTAGAGAATTTGGTTTTGTAAATCCTATCCTTATAGATAAAGATAAAAATATCATAGCAGGCCATGGCAGGGTAGCTGCTGCTAAAGAAGAAGGAATAAAAGAAGTTCCATGTGTTTTAGTAGAACATTTAACTGAAGCACAAAAGAAAGCCTATATCCTAGCAGATAATAAATTAGCATTAGATGCAGGTTGGGACAATGAGTTATTGGCATTAGAAATTGAAGCTTTAAAAGATTTAGACTTTGATATTTCCCTTACAGGTTTTGATGCGGCTGAGATAGATGATTTATTTAATCAGATTCATGATAAAGATGTTAATGAAGATGATTTTGATGTGGAAGAAGCCTTAAAAGAAACACCCATTTCAAAGCAGGGGGATATTTGGATACTTGGAAGGCATAGGCTTATTTGTGGTGATAGTACAAAAGAAGAGACATATAAAAAGCTGATGGAAGGTAAAAAAGCAAATCTTGTAGTAACTGATCCTCCATATGGGGTAGCCTATGATGGAAGTAAAGGCACTATTAAAAATGATAATTTGAAGGATGAAGAATTTTATAAATTTCTATTTGATGCCTTTAAGAATATGCATGACAATATGGCAGATGATGCTTCTATATATGTTTTTCATGCCGATACAAAAGGTCACATTTTTAGAAAAGCATTTGATGATGCTGGATTTTACTTATCAGGAGTCTGTCAATGGGTAAAGCAATCTTTAGTTTTGGGTAGAAGTCCATATCAATGGAAACATGAGCCCTGCCTATTTGGATGGAAGAAAAAAGGGAAGCACAAGTGGTATGCAGGAAGAACTGAAACAACTGTGTGGGAATTTGATAAACCTTCGAAGAGTGACCTCCATAGTACGATGAAACCTATTCCTTTAGTAGCTTACCCTATAAAAAATTCATCTATGACAAATTGTATAGTACTTGACCCCTTTGGTGGTAGTGGCTCTACATTAATAGCCTGTGAGCAAACAGATAGGATTTGCTTTACTATAGAACTTGATGAAAAGTTTGTAGATGTAATTGTAAAAAGATATATAGAGCAGGCAGGAACAGATGTAGAGGTGTTTTTGATTAGAGATGATAAGAAAATAAAATACTCAGATGTTGTAAAAGAGCAGTAGCAATTTAGCTATATGCTCTTTTCTTTTGGGGGTGATAATGTGGAATTTATAGATTTCTTTGCCGGAATAGGTGGATTTCGATTAGGATTAGAACTTGCAGGACATAAATGTATTGGTTTTTGCGAGAAAGACAAATTTGCTGTAAGAAGTTATAGAGCAATGTTTAATACAGAAGGTGAGTGGTATGCAGATGATATTACAAAACTTAAAAGCGAAGACATCCCCTATGCAGATATCTGGTGTGGAGGATTTCCATGCGTTGATATCTCAGTTGCAGGAAAACAAAGAGGACTCAGTGGAAAAAGAAGTGGACTATATTTCAAATTTATTGAACTTGTCAAAGGCAAAGAAGAAAAAGATAAGCCCACATACTTACTTATTGAAAACGTTAAGAACCTCCTATCAATTAATGGAGGATGGGACTTTGCCACAGTTCTCACTGAAATTTACAAAGCAGGGTATGATGCTCTCTGGCAGGTGCTTAATTCTAAAGACTTCGGAGTTCCCCAAAACCGAGAGCGTGTGTTCATTATCGCAAATCTTAGAAGCAGAGGTAGACGAGAAATATTACCTATCCAAGGAGAAAACACAGCAGCTCTTAAGCAAATTATAGGTGGAATGCAAGGTTATAGAGTATATGATGCTGATGGGATATCCTGCACACTTCAAAGCAATGCAGGTGGTGTAGGAGCAAAGACAGGTCTTTACCGAATTGGAAATATTAATCCAAGTGGGAAAGGTACTAGTGGAAATGTATATGATGCAAAAGGGATTTCACCTACTTTAACAGCAAATGGCGAAGGCTTAGGCGCTAAAACAGGACTTTATTTTATAGATCAATCCAACACAAAACCTAAATTAACTAAAAACTCAAGATGTATTACTTCAAGATACACTGCAGGAATTGTAAATAGAACTGCTATGAATAGTGCAGTTGTTGAAGCTAGAGCCGTTATAACTCCTGAAAGAGAAAGAAAACGTCAAAATGGAAGAAGAATGAAAAATGCCGATGAGCCAATGTTTACTTTAACTTCACAGGATAGACATGGTGTTGCTATTAAAGAAGCTACTAAAAAAGGATTTGCTGAAGCTAAAATCGGAGATAGCATAAATATTTCCTTTCTAAGTAGTAAAACAAGACGAGGCAGAGTAGGTAAAAAGATAGCACAAACTTTGGATACTAAGTGTATGCAGGGAACACTTTTAGAAAGCTATAGAATAAGAAGACTTACACCAAAGGAATGCTTTAGGCTTCAAGGTTTTCCAAATGAATTGTTTGAAAAAGCTAGGTCTGTAAATTCTGATTCACAACTTTATAAACAAGCAGGAAATGCAGTTACAGTAAATGTAGCTTATGAAGTAGCAAAATCTTTACCTGAAAATAAATAAAACCCTTGATAATTCTGTACTTTAGAGTGATTAATGTATTAACAAAAAGTACAGGAGGAATAAGGATGAATAGAAAAGAACTTGTTAAAAAATTAGGAGAGCATTTTGGAGTTAGACCTAAATATATGGGAGCACCAAGCTTTGCATATCAGATTACAACAGAAGAAGGGCAAATTTTCATAATAGATAGGGAAGGAAAAATTAAAGATTTAGAAGGTACTGAATTTGAATTGGAAACATTATTAAATGGCGAAGAAGAAACCAAAGGTGAGGAATTAATATTATCAATGGATGGACATACAGGGGTTACCCTTAGAAACCTAGTAAATATGATTTATAGCAAACAGTTCCTTATTAAAAAGGCAGTAGGAATTGACGCAGATATTATAACAAAAGAATTTATAGAAGAAATCACTAAAGAAAAACCAGCAACCCTTGAGGAATTTAAAGGTGTAGCACTAAAAATTGAAGCAGAAAAAATACATGGAATAAGTTTTGATTTTTATAATAAAACAATATCCTTTAATTTCCTAAAAACCTTTGAAGATATAGAAGTAGCAATGCAATTTGCAAAGGCTCTTGATGAAAGTGCAAGGAAGTTAAAACAATCTTCACCGAAGCCTACAGAAACAAATAATGAAAAATTCACCTTCAGAACTTTTCTAATAAGACTTGGATTTGTAGGATCAGAATATAAAAAGGCAAGACAACTTCTATTAAAAAATCTAACAGGTAATGGTGCATTTAGATAAAAGCAGAGCCTTTAAAGCTTTGCTTTTTTAGAAGATAATTATCAACTTAATATCCAGAATTAACTTGATAATGTGTGTGTTTAGAGTGATATATGTACACAAGAAAAACACACAGAGAGGGTTTTGGATATGAAAAATTTGACCTTTGGGATTGAAATAGAACTTACGGGAATCACAAGGGAAAAGGCAGCAAAGGTAGTAGCAGATTATTCTGAAACAGAAGCAAGGCATTTAGGTGGGGGATATGATACTTGGGAAGTTAAAGATTTTGATAGAAGAACATGGAAGATTGTAAATGATGCAAGCTTAACTCCTCAAAAGAAAAAAGGAAAAATAAAGGTTTCTGCAAACCCTACCTATAGAGTTGAGTTGGTTTCTCCAATTTGTAAGTACGATGATATTGAAACCATTCAGGAAATTGTGAGAAGCCTTAGAAAGATAGGAGCCTTTGAAAATGAATCTTGTGGCATTCATATACATGTAGGAAAAGAAAAATTTACAGCTAAAACTTTGAAAAATTTAGTCAATATCATTGCAAGCAAAGAAGATTTGATTTATAAAGCTTTGAAAGTAAGCAAAAAGAGAGAAGCAAAGTATTGTAAAAAAGTAAACACTAGATTTTTAGAAAGGCTTAACAAGAAAAAAACCAAAGACCTAAAAGAATTTAAAGACTTTTGGTATGAAGATTATAGTCTAGAAGATAGTAGAAGGCATTACCATAGAAGTAGATATTATGGCCTTAGCCTCCACAGCTTTTTCAATGGTAATACAGTTGAGTTTAGAATTTTTAATAGTACCACCCATGCAGGGAAAATTAAGGCCTATATACAGTTTTGTTTAGCAGTAAGTCATCAAGCCTTAAACCAAAGAAGTGCAAGTTCTAAGAAAACTCAAACCGATAATGAAAAGTACACCTTTAGAACTTGGCTTTTAAGATTAGGTCTTATTGGAGAAGAATTTGAAACGGCAAGACTTCACCTACTAGCAAACCTAGAAGGGGATGCAGCTTTTAGAAGGGGAAGACCTGAAAGAATGGCAGCAGGGGAGTAAAGCCCCCGTTTTAACTGCTGTAGTGATTCTTGCTGTTATCCCCTTAGGAGCCCACAGAAGGGCAAAATTTTAAAAGAAAAGCTTAGGGAGGAATGATTATCCCATTTTTAAATCACTTTGAAACACAGAGGAAGGTATAAATGGAGAAAATAAAATGGAATTAAGATTTTTGCAAAATAGGCTTGAAAAAATCTCTTACTAGAGTGATATATAGATGGACTAAAAGGTGAAGGAGGAAAGAAGAATGCTATATTTTACATACGGGTCGAATCTGAACATGCTTCAGATGAAAAAAAGATGCCCAGATTCAGTGCCTATAGCCAAAGTAAAATTAAAAGGGTGTGAGCTTGTTTTCAACAGGGTAGCTGATATTATTAAAAGTCCTAAAGGGGTTGTTCATGGAGCAGTTTATGAAGTGTCCCATATAGATATTAAAAATCTTGATATTTATGAAGGGTATCCAAAGCTTTACAAAAAAATCAATGTGGAAGTTGAGGATGATAAAGGCAAAACCTATGAAGCATTTGTATATGTTATGGTAAGAAAAGGGGTAGAAGAACCTTCAGGTGCTTACTACAAAACTATAAAACAAGGCTTTAAGGATTGGGAACTTCCAACAGACACCCTTATTAAAGCAAGGGAAGAAAGCATAAGAAAATCTAGTCAAAGGGTGGTGACATTAAATGGATAAATTCTTCACCCAAGAAAAATGCGACAGGTGTGGTGGCAGTTTAAAGAATGGTAGAATCATGTCCATGTTTAATACGGATTGCATTTGCATGGATTGCTGTAAAAAAGAAAAAAAGGATAAGGATTATAAAAAGGCATTAAAGGCTGATCATGAACAGATTAAAAAAGGCAATTACAATTATAAAGGTATCAGAGGTTAAACAAAACAAGGGTCTGCTAAAATAGTAGGCTCTTTTCTTATGCGAATTTTTAGGATTGGAGGTGATACCTATGGCAAGGAGGGGAAGAAAACCAAAGCCTACAGCAATAAAAGAACTTGAAGGAAATCCAGGAAAAAGGCCCCTAAACAAAAATGAGCCAAAGCCTGAAAATACAGCACCCAAATGTCCAACATGGCTTGATAAAGAAGCAAAAAAAGAATGGAGAAGAATGAGCAAAGCACTTGAAGCCATAGGTATCCTAACAAAAGTAGATGGGGCAGCTTTTGCAGGATATTGCCAAGCCTATGCAAGATGGAAGGAAGCTGAAGAATTTCTATCAAAGCATGGTACCATCTTTAAAACACCATCAGGATATATTCAGCAAGTACCACAGGTATCTATTGCTCAAGCTTATCTTAAGATAATGAAGGATTTCTGCTCTGAGTTTGGACTTACTCCTGCATCAAGAACAAGGCTTCATGTGGGATTAGAAGGAGAAAATCAAGAAGGGGATGAGATGGAAATGCTGCTTTTAAATGTGCCAAAAGGGGAGGATTTAATAAATGATTCTTAAAGGAAGGAGTAAAAAGAGTGCCATATAGTGAAGCGAGAGCCAATCATGCAGTAAACTTTATTCAACAGCTGAAGCTCACAAAAGGAAAGTGGGCAGGTAAGCCTTTTATTCTTCTACCTTGGGAGTTAGATTTAATCAAAAAAGTATTCGGCACATTAAGGGAAGATGGAACAAGGCAGTACAGAACAGTTTATGTAGAAATTCCTAAAAAATCAGGTAAATCAGAAATTGGTGCAGCTATTGCACTTTATATGCTTTTAGCAGATGGAGAATCTAATGCAGAAGTATACGTTGCAGCATGTGACCGTCAGCAGGCAAGTATTATCTTTAATACCAGTGTAAATTTTGTAGAAGGAAATAAAACACTTTCAAGAGTTACGAAAACCATTCGTTCTACTAAAAGAATTGTATATCCAAGAACCGGTAGTTTTTATCAGGTATTAAGTTCTGATGTAAAGTCAAAATCGGGACTAAATGTTTCCTGTGTTATATTAGATGAAATATGGACATATCCTAATGCAGACCTTGCAAAAATGCTAACTACTGGTTCAGGAGATGCAAGAGAACAACCCTTATTTATATATCTTACAACTGCAGGAGATAAATTATCCGGTTATGGATGGGAGATGCACTGCAAGGCTAAGGATATTTTAGAAGGAAGAAGAAATGATCCTGCCTTTTTGCCTATAATATATGGACTTGAAGAAAATGATGATTGGGAAGATGAGAAAAACTGGTATAAAGCAAATCCAAGTCTTGGCTATACCATTCAATTAGATAGAGTAAGGGAGCATTTTCAGCAGGCAAAACAAGACCCTGTTGAAGAAGCCTTATTTAAGCAATTAAGACTAAATATGTGGCTAAAGCAACAAATAAAGTGGATGCCAATGAGTCTTTGGGAAAAGTGTTCATTTGAAGTAGACCCTGAAAAATTAAAGGGGAGAGAATGTTATGGTGGACTTGACCTTTCAAGTTCAACAGATATAACAGCCTTCGTTTTAGTATTTCCTCCAACAGAGGCAGATGATAGATATTACGTACTTCCTTACTTTTGGATACCAGAGGAAAATTTAAAGCTAAGAGTAAGACGAGATCATGTCCCCTATGATATTTGGGAAAAGCAAGGCTACCTTCAAACTACAGAGGGAAATGTTATACATTATGGATTTATAGAAAAGTTTATAGAAGAGTTAGGAAAAAAATATAATATAAAAGAAATCGCCTTTGACCGATGGGGGGCTGTTCAAATGACTCAAAATTTAGAGTATCTAGGATTTACTGTAATTCCCTTTGGACAAGGGTTTAAAGATATGAGTCCACCGAGTAAAAGGCTTATGGAGTTAACATTAGAAAAGAAAATAGCTCATGGAGGACATCCAGTTTTATCTTGGATGGTAGATAACATTCATGTAAGAACAGATCCAGCAGGAAATATAAAGCCTGATAAAGCAAAATCTAATGAAAAAATAGATGGAGTTGTAGCAATGGTTATGGCGCTTGATAGAGCAATTAGGAATAAAGGTAGTAGTGGGAGTGTGTATGATGAGAGAGGGATATTGGTGTTGTAATATATTGTTAAATCATGGTATAATTAATCTTATTCAATATATATGATTAGAAAAATGTGAAATTATAGGAGGAGAATAATGGCGTCTATTGGGATAAGGGTTACACCTAGTGAAATATATTATTCTATTGTTGATATAGAGGATGATGGATTTAAGATTATTAGTATTTCACATATAAAAGTACCTAAAGCATTAGATATTCCATGCAAATTAAGTTATGTAAGGAACACTTTTAATACGTTAATTAAACAATATAAAATAACGAGGGCAGGTATTAAATTAATTGAAGGTAATGCAAGACCTAAGGTAAATTTAGCAACTTTCTTAAGATTGAATTTGGAAGGAATATTTTTAGAGCTATTTGCAAATAGTTCCGTTGAAAAATATCTTTTAGGTGTTGCATCTAACATTTCAGCAATTCTAGAGATTAAGTCTAAACCAGTTAAAGAAATGGCTAGTGATTTAGGCATTGAAGAAACTGATTTAACAGATGAAGGAAAAAAGCTGAATGATAATAATAAAGAATCCTTAGTAGTTGCGGTTGCGGCTCTTTTTTAGGAGTGATGTTTATGTTATGTAGAAAAGCTAATATTGAATTTGATTTAATTAGACCTATAGGCAATAATGAGGGAAAGAATTCAAAAGTTTTCTTGGCAAGAGATAAACAACTAGATGCAGAACTTGTTGTTAAACAGATGGAAATATCAAAGTTTAATAACATTGATGAGTATTTTTTAGAAGCAAAAATATTATACGATTGTAAGCATCCTAATATAATGGAGATACAATATGCTTCACAGGATAGTAATTATATTTATCTATCTATGCCATATCATAAAAAAGGGTCTTTAAATTCATTAATTGATAAAAAGCATCTAACTGTACGTGAAATAATAAAGTATTCTTTAGATTTATTAAGTGGTGTTGCATACATCCATTCAAAAGGTTTGCTTCATTTAGATATAAAGCCTACTAATGTATTGTTAGATCAATCTGATAGAGCAATTTTAACTGATTTTGGTTTATCAAGATATATAGATGAAAATGGAGTTGCAAACCAGCCAATTAACTATACATATCATTTTGACCCAGAATTTCTTCTTCATTCAGGTAGAACAGTATTATCTGATATTTACCAAATAGGATTAACATTATATAGAATTTGTAATGGCAACAATATATTAAGAGAACAATTTGCATCACTAAAAATTGATAGCAAGAACAAGTTAAAAGAAGTAATATTAAAAGGTGAATATCCCAAAAGAGACTATTATTTACCACATATTCCTAATAAATTAAGAAGAATTATTAAAAAAGCCTTGGATATTGATACAAGTAAGCGATATAATAATGTTATACAAATGATGAACGATTTAAGTGATATAGATGAAAATCTCGATTGGAATTTTACAGGAGATTCAAATGAACTGTACTATTTACTTAAAGGTAATAATAAGATATCTATAAGTACAAAGAACGAAAATGGTAAAGTTGAAATAATATGTACTAAGACCAATTTGCTATCAGGAAGAATCACTAGAATGTATAAATACTGCAGTAAAGGGCACACTACAAATAAGTCTGTATATAAAGAAATTGAGAGAATTATTAAGGAAAACAATTAATTAAGGAAAGGGGAATGGAAGCTTATGAAAAAAATAATTAAAAAGAAGCATAGATTAAGTAGAGAAATCTTAAGTAACCCTTTCCCAAATGAAAATCTAAAAGAACGTTTGGTACGTTCAAAAGCAATTGAT